AATAAATGGTGTTCCAAATATTACGATTAATTTAAATAATCAAAAAGTAAAAAATTGGGATCTAAGAAGACTACAAGATAAAATAACAAAAGCGATTGGCATATTAAAACATTTAAAAGAAATAAACACAGCAACTAGTCAGGATAAAATTAAACTTGATCAGTTAGAAGAGCTTAAAACAAAAATAAACACAAGATTAGCTTCTAAATCATCTTCTAATCCACCAAGCACACGCAAAAATCGCAAGAATAGCAGAAACACACGTAGAAATACAAGGACCTCAAGGCGATAAGGGACCGCAAGGGTAAGGGACCGCAAGGGTAAGGGACCGCAAGGGTAAGGGACCGCAAGGGTAAGGGACCGCAAGGGTAAGGGACCGCAAGGGTAAGGACCCAAAGGAAATAAGAAATAAATAGATAGAATGTCGCTGTCACGTTTCTTTGAAAAACACTTTCATCAGACACCTGGTCAATCTGAACAGACGCCTGTTGAACCTCAAAATCAAAAGACACATGTCTTTACACCCAAACCCGAGATAGTCGACAACACGACCCAGAAAGATATCTTTCATATCTTCACTGACGGTGCCTGCACGAATAACGGCACCAAGGCAGCAAAAGGTGGATACGGTGTCCACTTCTTCTCAAGCCCCGATCGCAGCCTCGATCTTGCCGAATCCCTTCTAGCCTCCGAGCCACAGACCAATAATCGCGGTGAGCTCCGTGCTATTCAGGCCGCCATTGACTTTGTCGAGACAAATCGAGAGGAACTCTACAGCAAGTTCAACACAATCACAGTCTGGTCTGACTCAGAGTATAGTATCAATTGTCTTACGAAGTGGCTGCCCAAATGGAGAAAGTCCGGATGGGTAAAGAGTGACGGCAAGGAAATCCAGAATCTGGATTTAATTCGCAGTATATCTGACCAGTTACAGCGTAATCCAAAGGTCATGCTCCAGCACGTAAGAGCCCACCAAGTCGGAAAAGAACATCTCTTTCCATGGTCAGGCAATCATATTGCCGATGAACTCGCTCGCAAGGGTGTAGATCGGCCCAAAAGATTTCAAAACTCTCAGTAAATGTTCATCTACATTGTTATCGAGAACAACGAACTATATCCTGATGCATATTTACGTTATGAAGATGCTGTTGCTGCTGTGAAAGAAAAGCACAAAGAGGAAATTGAAGAAGAGCTGCAGTGGCTCGAGGAGAATCCTGGATATCATGGCTGTAACGATATTGATGTTCCTGAGGCGAAAGATGGACCAACATGTTTATACATTGAAAAGGGTATTCATATCTATATTCATAAATACAAGATTTAATACCTGGCCTTCTCAGACGCCGACAGAGAACGCCACTTCTCACCGAGCTTCTTGCCCACCTGCGTGAACTCGATGCCAGGGTTCTCCTTCATGATATTCGGACGCTGCTCCTTGGAGAACTTCATGAAGCCGCTGAGCTTCTTCTTGCCGCCCTCCTGCTTTCTCGTCGCGTTCTTTCTGTTCTTCTTGCCGCCAGTTTGATTACTATTGTTGCTATTGCTATTGTTATTGCTATCGTTCGCGGCGGGCAAAAGACCCCCAGCAGCAGCACACGTCACACGCAGTTCATCACCAGCATCTAGAACAAAGTTGTGAACGACCATTCTACTCATAGCCAATAAATTTGAAACGCCGCCTGGCCAAAGCACAACCCACAAAGCAAAATGGCCGCACAACCTACAAAGTCTTCCCACCAGAACCTCCTTGAGGCCTTCCTTGAGGACCCAAACACCATGCGTCTTCAACAATCAGACAAGATGCACAGCTTTCATGTTGCCTTCTTGGTCTGCCGTGGTAAGATCCTAGAGGTCGCCTCCAACCGTATTGGAAGTCGTTCTCGGGGATCCGGCTACGGTAACTATACAATCTGTGCAGAACGTAACGTCATCAAGCAACTCGGAAACCTTCAACTCTTGAAGGGTTGCGACTTGTTCATTATGAAGATCCATGAACACAAGGAGACCGGAGAGAGGACCTTCTGTTATTCGCGGCCCTGTCATTTCTGTGAAGTGTTTCTCACCAAGTGCCAACGTGAGTATGGTCTCAAGAATATCTATTACACGGAGTTTTCCCATGATCCAGTTGCGACCAACAATACCTACACCAAGAAGTATTCCAGCAAAAAGTCTGCTGACTCTAAAGCCCCCTCCATCCAGGCTTGTCTTAGGGACAAGCTCTCGCCGCAGCAGTAAACACCAGGAAACCTATCAGGAAAAGGATAATGAGCTTTTTTTGATTCCTCAGAGGGATTATAAGATCCAGGAAGCCAATAGGTGCATCCTGAAGTCCACGGATGTGTCTTAAAATAGATCGGGTCAGGAATATCTACGTCAGGAAGAAGGTCACGAAGTTGGTTCGTTAAAAAGTGGCGAAGAACTCCATCCGACATTTCCATCAGTTTCCTGGCATCCTGCGACTCTGTGTAAGAAATCATTGCCACATTCTCCGTCATTGGAATAAAATACCGTAGAGGTTCTGACGTTACAAAGCGTTCAATGCCCTTCAGGCACGGCTTATCAAACACAGCATAGCAACGTAAGAGCGGCTCCATCTTCAGAAGTTTTATGAATGGAGCGTCCTTGAAGGCTGGTAGGGTCCTCAAAGCATCCACATGTAATGCAAGAACAACTTTCGGTGCCTCCCAGATGACTTTGCCATGTGGCGTCTTTGAGATGACCAGAGTCTTTGTGCCCGACCGTTGAAGATCCTGAACATCCTGCTTGGCAAAGAGAAAGCCTCCTCTCTTTTTGAATTCATTGACCATTCCGTGAATAAGAGACGAGAGACCTGTCTTTACAACCGTGAAGTTGCTTTTAGAGTCCATCTCGTTCTTAAAGGACTGAATTGCGAGATCTGCCCTCAGAGTTTCGACTTCTGCTCTGTAGGGAAAGGCCTCGAACAGAGTTTTTGCACGTTTAGGCCCCAGGAGTTGTATCGAGAGTTCCAACATCGTGTGGTTGGCCAGGAGTTCTGGATCCAGCCGTTCAAACATCGGAAGTAGGAAGTCTAGAGAATTTGAAAAAGGATTTTCTCTCATCTCATCTCCTGCCTTCGGAATCCAGAGTTGTGTATGGCTCAGAGGAATTGTCTCGAGCTTATACTCCTTCAAGAGTCCATGAACTTTCTTATGTGTATCCGAGATTCGTCCAGCTCCATTCTCCCAATGATAGGTCTTTGAACCGACTTCAGCTGCATAGCTGACAACACGACCTCCGAAATAATTGTATTTCTCGAGAATTATGACTTTTTGTTTAGGATTCTTTTTCAGGACTTCAATGCCACACCGAAGTCCTGAGATACCTGCCCCAACAATGATAAGATCCGCCTGCATACTATCTCACTATACGAACTTTTTTAACCACTCAATAACCGCCTCCGTATTTGAACTACCGAGAGTTCCAACGACCGCCTTGTCCTTAATAACCAAGAAGGTCGGTATAGATTTAATACCACAGAATCCCGCCGTATAATCATTCTCATCAATATCGCACTTCAGCCAGAAGGCCGTGGGAGCCGCCGAGATGACTCTGTTTAAATCGAGACGCTTACAAGCTCCACACCACTTGGCCGTGAAATACACAACACAAAAGCCAGGAACAGGATCCTTTGTAGAAACACGGCCGATTAGAATCTCAAACTGTTCTTGGGTTTGGAGGGGTGTCAGAGCCATTCTCTTCAGTAAGAAGAGTCTTTCTTAAGACGGATGCTCCTACTCCACCAAGAGCAAGCAGAAGAAGACCACCAAGAAAGAAAGCATCACTTGGCCCTGCACCCTCGGGCCCGTGGAGGCTAGGCCCTGCAAGAGAGCCACCCGCCTGTGCAGTCTTCAAAGCAGCCTCCTTGAGTTTCTCAGGATCCGTGAAAGCCGCAATCTTGTTGGCAGCCTGTTCAGCAATCACAGGAGCCTTCTCAGCAAGAGCCGCAACACCCTTTCCTGCTGTCACAACAGCCTTTGCGGTCTTTTCAATCGGAGGAACCACTTGACACTTTGCCGTGTCAAGAATCTCCATCGGATCCTTAATACCAAAGAGTTTCATAATCGGCTTCACAAAGGATGTGTATAGATTACTCGGCGGAATTCTTGTTCTTGCATCAATCGCCTTTGCAAGTGACTTCGGTTCCATGATGTTCGGCGAGAACCCAGTCTTTTCAATGAATGACGTGAGAGGAAACATGCGAGGCACACCCTTTTCATAGATCTCTGTCGGCTTCGTCATCAGTAAATAGATCTCAAAGAGTCCCTCGAGCCAGAAGACTGCGATGAATACAAGACCCAGAAAGGGTATCAAAGAAAACATGGCTTTGAAGGTTCCACCATTTGTATCACCTGCAACGAAATTACTGATGCCAAACGGCACAAGGATTGTGATTAGATACAAGATGAAATAGAGAACCTGTGAATATCCAGCCTTTGACGGTCCAAGAGTATCCTTCTCATCACCGACGATTCCACTAAAGTAGTTGAATGCAAGGCCCTTCGGCCCCGTCATAGGAACACTCAGGCCAAAGTGCTTCACATAATGTTTATCACCGAGAGCCTGGAGAATATCATAGAAATACCATAGGCCCAGTGTAAAGATATTAAAGATACCTTTCTTGAAAGCCGTAGAGGGTGATCTGAAAAGTAAATGGTCAATGCCAAAGAATCCTGTCAATGGAAAGACTGTAAAGAGAAGAAAGACCCAATAGGGAAGGACAGTGCCCTCCCAATAGTCTCCATGAGTTGTATCTGTGGTCGCCATGGCTCTTGCTATTGAAGGCGGCTCTTAAATCGTAAAGAGTAGACCGCCAAAGCCATCCACAACACGCAAAACATTGTGGTTTGTTGCATAGACACGGGCGGAACAATCTCCTCTTGCAGGATTTGTTGTCTGGTTCATTGTGAGCTGCCAGATAATATTATCAATGCGACTTGCGTTCATGGAACCCGTAGGCTGCAGTTCTTCAGGTCTCAAAGCAAAACTATAGACATAGAGATAATTCTCATTCGGAATCACAGTATGACGCTGCCACGGCTGGACAAGACGGAAATAGCCTGCATCTCTCTCTTGAAAACGATCCTGGCCATCGAGCTGGAGAATTGCCGATGTCAACAAATCCGTTCGTTGACCTGCCTCTGAGATTGCAAGACTGCTGTAATTAAACCATTCGTGATAAGATTCCATGACATTCTTTTGGATAATAAAGATAAATTCGCGAATTGGATGATTAAATTCCACACTGACAGGAATCATATTAATGCTCGGGTTTATGCCAATAGAAGGAGTGTATTGAACCTGCTCAATGAGGTATTCATGTGAGTTTGCGACGAAGCGACGACGCTCCTCGATATCAAGGAAAGTATAATCACCCCACATTTGCATATCGATTATGCTTGCAGGATTGACTGTCGTGCTGTCGCAATTCGCAACGAGTTGGTCGGAATAAAAGAGTTGCTGGAGAGGTCTCAGTGTAATATTGATACGAACAGGGTGATACTGAAGGGCCAATAGAGGCAAACTAAGTCCGGGATTTTTACAAAACCAGAACCGAAACGGAATATAGAGTTTCAGAGGTCCATAGAATGTCGGTGGGACATATCCGTCACCCTTGCCGATCATATCGTAAAAACCGAAACGTGTCTCCTCGGTTGTCGTCAGATTTGACCAGATTTCCATCCACTCGCCCGTTTGCTTATCAATTTCCTGCTCACCGATTTCAATTGAGACTTCTTGTATAAGTGCATGGCCGATAGCATTTACATAGGATGCATCCATTTGATTTGATGATAAGTTCAAGGCAGGCAATGTAACTTCCAGCATAATCTGACCAAGTAAATCACCACGACGGGGAACAAGACATGTAATTCGTTTTCCGAAATCAGGAGTTCCGTCAAAATACATAGGCATCGATTCAATTGCAAAATTCGTATACCGCCGATAGACCATCTTAAACCAAGTAATTTGTGGATTTCCTGTTAAGAAAACATCCTGTTTTCCTCTGGCGACAAGTTGTAAAAGACCACCTCCGCCTGTCATCTATACGGACTCGGTCTTTTTTAGTAATAAGATTCTGCCGTAAAGGAGTAGAATGGCGTCATCTCGTCGGACGTATGATACCGACACAATAACAGTTAGAACTATTTTTGCAAAAACAGTCAATAATTCAAATATACCTGCTCTCAGTGCTCTACTGACAGATGGTCAAGGTGGAACTTTTTGGGCAGGCCCTTCCACGCTTGGATTAAACAAGGCGTTCAATGAAATCGTAACATCTGCTGGAAGCTATACGGCTGATTTGAGTTATAATATCTTTTCTTTGTTTTCTGGGGCAGGCATTGGCATGGACGATGGATATCCAGCTGTAAATACAACAAGAATCTTCTCAAAGGCGTATCAAACAATCGACGTAAGTGGTGGCAATTTACTAAATGCTTATTCAAACGGATATCTGAATCCTACACTTCGAATCGCAGCGGAAGGTGATATTCAAATCCGTTCCGACCCAACAAATAACACATTCTTTATTCATGGCCCAATGACGGTAAATACTGTGTCAACGGGCATTTATGGATTTAGTCAGCTCTTAGCAATTCCTTCACTTTCAACACCTGTATCAAATGCAAATAAACAATTCGGATATTATTTAACGGCGACATCTCCATCAAGTCTTCTCACGTTTGCGGGAATTAATGACCTACAGTTAAGCACAAATGTCACAACGAATACTGTATTCGTAAGTATTAGTTCCTTTACGAGTGCAGGATATCAAGCATTGAGTGGTGAAATATTTGGTTCCTATGGCAGAATAACAAGCACTGTGAGCACGAATTATGTGCCTTATCCTGTCTTTCAATCGGGTGTAAGCAGCTTGTCAACAAGCTACGGTGGTATCTCAAACGTTCTTTTCTCTACACTCACATGGTTGGCGATCTCAACGGGTGTGGAGTTCTACACACTCACAGGTTTGATTAACGCACGAGCGACAATCATTCAGTTACTCGATTATGAAGCAGCGGCAGCTTCAAATCAAACAAGCACAGCAAAAGGCCTTGGATCTATGGGATATCTTTCATCACCTGTTACAAATGGTGCAGTAAGTTCTATTAATGTAAACGGCCCTGGTGTCTTTTCTACACTTATGGTCTGGGGTGGTGGCACCTATCCGCTCTCAACGGCCTCCGCGTTTGATCTAACAGTCCTAGGTGCAGGAACTGTTGGGCGTATTGGTGGCACAACCTGGACAACCATTTCCGATTCACGAATCAAAACAAACATCGTCGAAGCCAATTATGATACTTGTTATAATGACATAAAAAATATACCTCTTCATCGTTTCACGTATATTTCTTCATTTTTTGACACCTTTGCGGTTAACGATAGAAATGTGCTTGGATTTATTGCCCAAGAAGTCAGCACCGTTCAGCCAAAATCAGTTTCAGTAAATCCCATTTTAGGAATGAATGATACAATGTGGCTGAATACAGATCAGATTAATATGAGTCTATATGGTGCTGTAAAGAAACTGATTACTGATAAAGAGGCTGCAGAATCAACAATTATAGGACAAGGAATACAACTTCTAACTCTTCAATCGACAGTTTATGGATCTTTATCTTCTCGCATTTGAACTAGAAGATGAGTGGTTGTCCACCTACAAATATTCATGTGGGTTTGGGGGCTTCCTCCAGAAAAACATACGACACTGACTCTTTGGTCATGCGTCGTATCTTTGCATATGATCCCACGACCAATTCACCCGTTTCTACAAACTACATTTTATCTGGTGATATCAAAGGTGCTGCTCAGTTTAAGAATCCTCTCGAAGTGCTGAGCACATTTGGATGGGCTGATCTCCCGGATCAAGTCCTTAGCACACAGATACTGACTATTTCATCGGTGAGCAGTATGTATGGATATCTCGCGTCAACAGTCTCTTTTTTTCAGCCCTATTATCCTAGTTCACAGCAAATTTTCTTACCCAGCACGGTAAATGGTCTCGGAACCATGGGATACATTAGTTCAACACAGCTTGTAAGCACTCTGGCTACACTTGCGTCACTCGGATATGTTTCAACAACACAGCTTACAAGCACCACAGTAGGTCTAGCCTCGATTGGATATGTGAGTTCATCACAACTTACAAGCTCTTTAAATGGCCTCGGATCTATAAACTACGTAAGTTCATCACAGATTGCAAGCACTGTGATCGGCCTTGGAACGATCGGATATCTCTCTACAGCTTTCATTCTGACTCCCATTAACAGCACTGTTATTGGACTCGCAACATCTGGATATATTTCATCATCACAGCTTTTTAGCAGTATTCAGGGTCTCGGATCTCTATATGTTTCAAGTGTTAACTATACAAGCAGCGTGGCTGGTCTTGGTTCTGCAGGATATATTTCATCAACACAACTTCTCAGCACAATTGCCAATTTAGGAATAACAGGATATGTTTCAACATCACAACTTACTAGTAGTTTAGTAGGACTTGGAACATCTGGATACATTTCATCGCCATCTCTATACTCAACAGTTGCAGCAAGTGCAGTGTTATTTGCTTCCACAACAGCGGGTTTAGGAACTGCAAACTATGTTTCATCAACACAGCTTACAAGCACTGTTATAGGTCTAGGATCTGCAGGATTTCTAAGTTCATCCGTGTTTTCTTACTTAAGCAGCATAACCATAAGTTCTGCAACAATTGTTACATCGTCAATCAGTACATTCGCCCTTAATGCATCACAGGTGACAATTGGTGCCAATCCATTTTCCTTCTTTTTTACGTCAAGTGTCCAAGGTTTCGGATCTGCAACATATGTTTCCTCCTCACAGTTGACGAGCAGTCTATTTGGACTCACCAACCTCGGATATGTAAGCTCTCAACAACTCACCAGCACAACACAGGGATTAGGACTTTTGGGATATATTAGTTCAACACAGCTTACAAGCAGTATCACTGGATTAGCAACGGTAGGCTATATCTCATCTACACAGCTTTACAGCAGTCTAGCAGGCCTTGCATCCTATGCATTTATCAGCACATCGCAGTTGACAAGCACTATTGATGGTCTTTCTGGTTCTGGATATGTAAGTTCAACTCAGCTATTTAGCTCAATTACAGGATTAGCAACGACAGGTTATATCAGCACAACACAGTTGACGAGCACTATCGATGGTCTTTCTGGTTCTGGATATATAAGTTCAACTCAACTATTCAGCACGGTTACAGGCTTAGCAACGACTGGATATGTGAGCTCCACGCAGCTTTTCAGTTCCCTTGCCAATTTTGTCAGTATTCGGTCAACCTTCAACAATAACATTAGCGGCAATTGGTCCAATATAAACTTCTTGTATCAGAATTTGACTGCAGGAGCGTCTACAAATATCATGCAGTTCGATATGGGACCGACGTTCAGAAATAAGATGGTCTCTGGAGCCGCCAATTGCAAACTAGACATCGAAACAAAGATGAATCTACAATTCTCGTATTATGATACCAATTCGAGAGACTATCAGTTTAATACCTTTTTAGTCCGAGGGTCTAACTTTGTCACATCAAACATTATCGCCCAGGAATGCATGACCTATTATATTCTCAACACGAATCCGATCAATCTACCCTTTTTCTTCCAAGAAAAAAGTAGATTCATTATTAGCGATTCAAATACAATCTCGAGTTTGAAATACTGGGGAGCCTTCAGCACACTCAGTGTATATAACACGTTTGGACCCAACGTGCCTGCAACCAATCAGCTGTTCGCATCACCTGCGTCCACCGCATGCGTCTCTGTTGTCCTTGATAATCTTCCCACACCGTAAACTCAATTAAAGAACCTTAAGTTGAAAGGTGGCTGTTAAACTCTTAACAGCTATAGTATCACTCACCAAAACAGAGTATGTCTTGATAGCAGTGGCTGTCGTAGGAGTTCCTGAGACGAGTCCTGTGCTCGAATTTATTGAAATTCCTGTCGGCAAGGAAGGAGTCACAGTAAATCTATATGTTCCACTTCCGCCAGAGGCCGTAACCGGTGTATAGGATTTCATCGCAACACCATGTGTAACAACATTGCTTGTTTCAGAAGTCCCTACACGAAGAATCGGATAGGTAACAACATTCTTCGGTGCAACAACAACAGGCGTGTAATGAACTGGGTCGACTGACGCATTGACAATCTGTTGTGTTAAAGAAAGCTGTGTTGTCTGTGCATGGGTGAGATCAATCTTTGCCGAGGATGTAACAATAGCCTGAGGCCTGTTCAAAAGAATATGATTCGGGTCAGATAATGCAAGATTATTGTAATAATAAGCATTTGTCTTTCCAGACTTCTGCTTAATATATTCAGCCATAGACATATTCGCGTTGGGCATTCTATTTACTGCTGCTTATTTTCATTTGATTTTTATGTTCATCATATATATTTTCATAGAACGCAGGTGTAATATATATAATTTCTGGTATATCGTATAATTTTAATAAAGGTGCAAGTTCATTCTCTAGAAATTGAGGACCACCTTTAAAAGCGGGGATTTGAGGTATCCGTATTATAGAATATCCATTTTCAAGAGCTTTCTTCATTTTCCATATATCTCTTTTTTGAGTTACTTCGGGTAATTTCCAGCATGATACAGTTTTAAAATGTTGGTCTCCATCGACTTCAATAATAAGTTTTAATTCTTTAATTACCATATCAAAGGGAAGAATATAGTTTGTATCTGGATTTGTTGTCCAAATAGGACGAAAATTTAAAATACTAGAATCATAGAGATTTCTTATAAATTCAAAGACATATCCTTCTGTTTTATTAACACAACTTGGACATCCGTGGCCTTCAAGGTGATTTCTTGCTCTTTGAGTAAAGTCACCATGTTTTAAACAAGTTATAACTAAAGAAAGACATGATCCTGTGTATTCAGATTTACTATAGTTATATTGTGAACCATGAACACTTTTTGCTTGAGTAATAAATTTCCATTTAGTATATGGCATAGCACTTATAGTATAATATTATAAGTGTTATATTCAATTTTAAGAAAATATAAAAATAAACAAGGGTGGGAGTCATATCTAGATTATTAACGTCATGTTTGTTTATTTTTTATAGGAGCAAGGACCAGTTTAACTTCACCTAAATTGGCAACAGTGTAGCGTAGAATGAGCGGATAATCGTTCTTCAAATAAAGTTCAATCGACGGGCACAAAGAGGTGCACTTTGTAAAAAGAACAAGGTGCTTGAGCTGAAAGAGACCCTGAACAATCTCATTACTCGTCGTGTTCTTCTGGACCTTCACCGTGCTATTATTCTCACTGATGATTGTCTCCTGCTCGGCGAAATCACCCATACACTTGAAGATTAGATCAGAACCTGAGGATGTAATCTCCACGTCAAGCTTCTCACCCAGTGCATTCATATCGCGACAGATCTTCTGGACATCCGCAGAAGGCAAATGAATGATCGACGGAAAGTTGAGGTTCGGAATCTGGATATCCTCCACATCCGTGTCAAACAACTTCAGAAAGTAGTTCGTCACCGTTGACTTCTCAGAGTTCTCCATGCGAATTCCAAGCTTGTTCGGATTGGACGCAGGAAGATACAGCGTGAGAGAATCATTATTACCCATCGTCTTGATCAGCTTGAAGAGATAGATCATGTTGACACCGAGGACATACTTCTGCGGGCAATAGTATGACTCAAAACGATCGGCGTGGAGCCTCAGATAAACAAGAACGGTGTGCGTCTCATCAACAGCCATCACCTTAAGTCCCTGGGAGTCAAACTCAAGATTAGCTTCTGTCAAGATTTCTTTGAGAGCCTCTATCAGTGTCCGGAAAGCTCCAGCCTGGACCGTTTTGATCTCAAACAAATTTCCATTGGTATTTGGTCTACCCGTAGATGCCATGTTAATGAATTGGGTATTCTGCTTTAGACGGAAGAGTCTCGGGAGGCTTGTTTGGCCGCCGTAGCTTAGTCCTTCGCTAGTGTAGCTTAGTCCTTCGCTAGTGTAGCTTAGTCCTTCGCTAGTGTAGCTTAGTCCTTCGCTAGTGTAGCTTAGTCCTTCGCTAGTGTAGCTTACTTCTTCGCTAGTGTAGCTTAGTCCTTCGCTAGTGTAGCTTAGTCCTTCGCTAGTGTAGCTTACTTCTTCGCTAGTGTAGCAGCTTTCTTTGCTACATACTTGCGAAGGAATCGCTCCATGTTGTTCTGACGTCCATTCTTTGCCATGCGGGCAAACTGTAATGTCTGAGCAGCACTCGGTCCTTTAGCACCCTGAGGTCCAACTGACATCAGGCGGGCCCTTGCTTCCTCCTTGTTTGCATTACGAACAGGGCTTCTCTTTCTTGTTGCAGCAGACGCATTATTCAGACCTAGGCGTCTCGTCTCAGAACGACTAAATGCTCTACCAACCTCATTCGGTGATGGCGGTCCAGCACGTCTACCCGTTGCAGCCATGACATTGCTGTCAGGAAGTCCAAATGTCCTCAGAAACTCCTGCTGCTTTCCAACATTTCCATTCCGCATCAGTTTTCCGAGAGTCATAAAATTTCCAGCACGTCTCTTTAACTCAGGATGCTTCTGCTTTAATGTCTTTAGAGTCGCAGCCGCCTTTCTGCGATACGGACTAAATCTGTTTTTCCGCGTTTCCGCAGGAGGTGACTCAGGTGTCTCAGGTGACTCAATAGGCCCATACCGATTGAAAAAGTTCCTATCATTCAGACCTCTGCGTCTCAGAGATGCAAGTGTAGTGAAGTTACCCTTTGTTCTCTTGATACCAGGATGAGACTCCTCAAACCGCCTGATCGTCTCAGCCGCTGCTCTTACCTGATTCGCCCACGCAACCCTACGCGTCTTTTCAGCAGCACGAGGAGGTGATGGAGGAGAAGGTGCACGAACATCACGAGCCTTACGACGTGTCATAAGCTTCTTATACTCTTTCATTGCTGCATTACTGTCTTCCTGAGCTTGTCTTTTAAGATTACGCTGTAACCTGGGTTCTCCTCTAGGAACAGGAGCAACCTTCTTAGCATCTCTCTTCGGGCCCTGGACCTTTCGATCCCGAAACTCATCCAAAAACGCAGCAGCGGCTCTTGAATTCTTACGCACATACGCGGCATATTTATTCACATTCACGCCAGAAGGATTGCCGTATTGCTGCAATTCAGCACGGGCACGTTCACGATTGCGAGCCCAATCCTCCTTCTTACCACCACCCTTGCGTGAAAACATGCGTCTACCCGTAAGTGCTGCTAAAGGAGCCAGATACCGACCCCCGTCCACAACACCCTGCATCACACTCGGAAAGAATCCACCAATCCTCGGTCTCAAAACAAGATCATTTTGGACCTGCAGATTTGAACCCGCCGACGCAGAAGGTTCTTTATAAGAACTATCCACAAACGATAAAGGTTGGGCAGCCATTCTGCTTATACAAGAGAATTCATAAGAGGCCACTAGCCAAAATTGAATCCCAAGGCCCCCCCCTTGCCCAGCAGGAAATACCATGGCCACTGCTGATCAGTATAAGCGTCTCACGCACCGCGACCACATTCTTGAGCTTCCAGACACCTATATCGGTTCTGTGGAGACTCATCAGGAGTTGCGATGGGTGTATGACGCGGAGAAGGGAAAGATGGTGCACCGACAGGTCGCCTTCAATCCTGGCTTCTACAAGCTCTTTGATGAGATTGTAGTAAATGCCCGTGACGCTCTTGTCCGTTCTCAGGCCGATAAGTCTAAGACACCCATCAAGCACATTGATGTGTCTGTGACAACTGGACCCACGGGATGCAAGATTGTTGTCGAGAACGACGGCGATGGCATTCCTGTTGAGGAGCACTCCGAGTATAAGGTCTACGCCCCTGAGCTAATCTTCGGTCACCTGCTCACCAGCGGTAACTACAACAAGGAGGAAGAGAAGATTGTAGGAGGCAAGAATGGATATGGTGCAAAGCTGGCAAATATCTTCAGCAAGTCGTTTACTGTCGAGACTCGTGATCCGCGTAATGGTCTCGCATACTCGCAGACCTGGAAGGATCACATGTCCACCTGCGGAAAGCCGAGTGTTCGCAAGGACAAGGCCACCAAGGGCTACGTCAAGATTATCTTTGAACCTGATCTGAGCCGTTTTCAGGGCCTCCAGATGGAGGAGATGACCGCAGTTCTCCAGACTCGTGCGTATGAGCTTGCAGCTCTCGCGGGTAAGGATGTCAAGGTCTCCTGGCAGGGTCAGGTCATCACAACCAACACTTTTGAGAAGTTCACGCATCTCTTCGTCAAGGATCAGGCCTCCATTGCCTTCGAGCAGTGTGGTGAGCGTTGGTCTATTGCGGCTGTTCTCACTCGCTCCCTGTTCGATGACGACGATACTCACGATGAACGCCATGTCTCCTTTGCGAACGGCGTCAATACGAAAAAGGGCGGTAAGCACGTAGAGACAGTCACACGCCACGTGCTGAATGATTTCTGCGAGGTCGCCAAGAAGAAGAAGGTGGATGTCAAGCCGTCACAGCTCAAGGACGCAGTCCTCTTCTTCGTAAATGCAACAATTGTAAATCCCTCCTTTGACTCACAGACAAAGGAGTATCTAACTACGCCTGCAAACAAGTTCGGCTCAGTCTTCAAGTGTTCACCGAAGTTCTGTGAGACTCTTATCAAGATTGGATTGCTGGAGGAGGCACAAAGCATCGTGGAGGCGAAGGCTGCGAAGGAGGCCAAGAAGACCGACGGTGCAAAGAAGAAGACCATTCGTGGAATTCCGAAGCTCGAGGATGCTCTGTGGGCAGGCACGGGCAAGTCATCTGAGTGCACACTCATTCTCACGGAGGGAGATTCAGCTGCAACCTCCGCAATCTCAGGCCTCAAGGTCGTGGGACGTGAACGCTGGGGTGTCTTTCCCCTGAAGGGTAAGATGCTGAACGTAAAGGATATCAGTCAGCTCAAGTTCAATCAGAACGAGGAGCTTACTGCGATCAAGAAGATTGTGGGTCTGGAGCAGGGCCGCAAGTATTCGACAACCAAGGATCTTCGTTATGGCCGCATCATGGTCATGGCAGATCAGGATTTGGATGGAGCCCACATCAAGGGACTTCTGATGAATCTGTTTCATACCGAGTGGCCTACACTCATGCAGATCAACTTCATCTGCTCTCTGGCCACGCCACTTCTGAAGGCTATGCGTCGTTCCGAGACGCGTTCCTTCTATTCACAGCCCGAGTTTGATACCTGGCATCAGGTAGCAGGTCCTGGATGGAAGCTAAAGTATTACAAGGGATTGGGCACGAGCACTCCTGCCGAGGCCCGTGAATGGTTCGAGAATCTCCACGAGATTAAGTATACCTGGGA